AGTCGCCCGCGGCCGTCGGTAGTGAGAGCGAGTACTGGCCCTGGGCCTCACGGACCGGGACCACGGCCGCGAGGGGGGTGATGAGACTGCGCAACGGCACCGTGAACTGCATGTTCTGCCGCTCGGCATGGGCTCCGGACATCGTTCTCTCCCTTGTCGTGCGGCTTAGATGCTACCGCCCACTTCGCCCCGTAGATTCCAACGGGACCGTGCCCGTGCGTAGCCCAGGATGGCGTACCACCCGAACGTCAGGAACCGCCCCAGGCGGTCGAAGGGCCCCGTCACGACCGTCTCGCCGTAGGGCCCCGTCTCGTCCGACGCAATTTTGAGGAGTGACATCGGCCCGACCACGTGTACCGGGTAGACCGAGTTCTTGTTGCTGACCGTAATACCCGGTGCGTGCGCGTAGCGGAGCCCGCCCGCCTCGCCCGGACCCGGATCCATCGCCACAATGTCCAGGCCCCCGCCCGCGGCGCCGCCCGTGCCCACGTTGGTGATCAGCACGAACTCGTTCGTGTCGACCCAGGTGTTGCCCGGCTCGGCCGCATCCTGCAGGGTGACCCACTGGCCCGCCACGAAGCCGGAGTTGGAGGTCACCTTGATGTTCGAGTCGCCGATGTTCGCCGCGGCCGCCAGCGTGGTGCTCGCGGGGCTCGTCGACCGGGCCGCGCCCTGGCCCCAGAAGGCTTTGGCCGCACCCGTCACAATCAGCCGCATCCCGGCCCACGCCGCGAGTTCGCCGTTCAGCAGCATTTCGGGGGTGGTGCGGATGGACATGTCGCGGGCGTTGGCGTTCTGCTGCAGGAGGTCGTAGTAGGGGACGGGGTGCATGATCGACACGAGGGTGCCGTCATCGAAGGTGGGGATGCCCATGGAGCGGGCCATCAGGATGGACAGCTTCTCCAGGAAGGCGCCGTTCAGGCGGGCCGCGGCCGTGTCAATGCCGGCGAACCCCGCCCGTGCGGTCTGGCTGTTGTGGAATAACTGGATGCCACCGCCGCCCAGCGTGTTGCGGGCCAGGCGGTCCAGGCTCTCGGCCATGGAGTAGCCGTTCAGCTGGGCGGCCTGCTGGTACACGTCGGGGTAGGCCGTGGCCACGAGGAACCGGGTCACCTCCACCGCATCGCCGTACTCGAACAGCTGGATCTGGATGTCGGTGCCGTTCAGGCGCTGGGGCACCACGTCCGTCAGTTCGTCGAGGGGGGTGGCGTTGGGCTGGTTCGACGCCATGAGCGGGAACTTGTAGATGTTCCCCTTGACGCCGCCGGTCTCAATGCGCGTGGCCGCTAGCTGGTCGAAGTAGAGGTACTTCTGCGACTCAATCCAGAAGTCGGCATCGTAGATCGTCTGGACTTCATTGGCGAGGGCGGTACTGGTCGTCGTCGCCATCGAGGATCTCCCCGCGCCCAGTGGGCGCACTGATGGCGCGGGAGACGGTTACCGGCTCAGCCGTGTCTCCGCCTCGGCGCGCAGTTGTTCGAGATTCGCCCGGCGCTGGCTCGGCGGCACGACCTTGTCCCCGCGGGCCTTATGTTCCCGGGAGAGCACCTGGGCAAAGTCGCCACGGTCGACATCCCGCCGCGGGGCGTTCGCCTGGGGGGACATCGGTCGGCTCGCACCCGAGGACGAGCCGGCAGGGGTGGACTTCTTTGCCATGGAGTCGGCCTCCGAGGCGGGCGCAGCCTTGCGTGTCGTTCCCAGTTCGGTCAGCTTCGCCGTGAAGCGATCCTGACTGTCGTGGAACACGTCGGGTACGTCCGCGAGTGTGATCGCCTGGTCTCCGCTGAGCCCGTAGTGGCGGTTCGCCACCGTGACAAGCTCCTGCTTCTTCGCGGCGATCTGCGCTGGCGTCAACTGCACGTCGTTGCGGTCTTGGACCTGCGGGGCGGCTTGACGCTGTTGGACGGTCTGGGCGAGCCAGGTACGGAGTTCCTGGTTTTCCCGCTGGACGAGCTTCACCCGTTCGTTCGCCTGGTCCTGCGGGGGTAGCTGCGAGATGCGGTACTCTTCCGCCCGCCGCGCATACTCGGCCTTCTGCTGCGCCTCCGACTGGAGATAGCCGCCCATCTGCTGGACGGTGTTCATCAAGTAGTCGTTGCGGGCCCGCTGTTCCTGCAGTTCGCGAATGATCAGCGGGTCGACCGGCGCGGGGGCAGGGGCCGCGGCTTGCTCGACCGCGGGCATCTCGTCGGGCATGGATAGGCTCCCTTAGCTCTTGCCGCTGGAGAAGGTACCGGTCGCGGTGTTGGGGCCAGAATATGGAGTCCCCCTCTTCCAGCCGACGGACTGGTCGGGGACCTTCAGGGCCGCGTAGCCGTCCTTCTTGAGAGCGCCCGCCTTGCCGAACCCCGAGGACTTCACGTGCTGCGAGTTCGTGGCCATGTTGCGCCTCCCGCTACTTGGACTTCTTGCCCTTCTTGGGCAGCTTGAAGAGGGGGTCCGGGCCGATCTTCGTCGGGGCGACCGTGGGCGTGGCGTGCATCGTCCACTGGGGGATGGGGACGGGCCCCGTGCCGATACCGTTCTTGCCCGCCCAGTAGGTGGGGTCCGGCGTGTGGGGCTTGCTGCGGTGCTGGGTTTTCGCCTTCGCCATGGGAGCCCCGTTCTGATGCGGCCTGTCGGCCTCATCGTAACCGAGTATATGCACGTGCGCAACTAGTCCGGTTGCTGCATCTCGTCCCAGAGCGCATCCTCGCGGATCAGCTGGTCCTTCTGCACGATGGACCGCCAGCCCGGCGTCTGCAGCGCCCGCACGCGGCGCACCTGATTCCGCATGCGATCCTTCGTCGGCCCCGGGGGCGTGGCGGCGTACATCTTTTGCATCATGTCCCACTGCGCCCACTCCGACGGCCCGCCCTCCTTGTAGCGGGGGAGCTTCCCCGACTGGTATTCCGCCCACTGCTGGGAGGTCATCGCCCGCCCGATCCCGTACCAGCGCTCATGGTCCGCGATGGCCACCGCCGGCAGCGGGCCCAGCGCCTGCTGGTCGTGGGTGGCCAGCGCCTGCAGCTGCCGCATCTCCCCGAACTTCTTCGCCGCCTCCAGGCGGGCGTACTGCGGGGGGAGGCGGTCGTGGTACTGGACCCGCGCCTTGGCGAGGTCGGCGTCCCACTGCGCCCACTGGGCCTCGTCGCCCAGCGCCGAGCCGTCCGGGTTCACGTAGGTGGGGAAGCGATACGGGTCGTTCAGCCGCTGCCACAGCATGGTCGCCCGCATGCGGGATACCCCGTCGGCGTTCAACTCCATGGGGTTGTTCAGGCGGGCATCCATCGTCGCCTTGACCATATCGGGCGGCACGCCCCAGGTCGCGGACACGGTCTGCAGGGCGGCCTCCCGCGCCCGCTGCATGAGGTGGGCGGGCGTGGTGAGGGGGTCAAGCTCCACGCCCTTGGCATCCGTGGGATTCAGGTAGGCGTTCAGCCCCTGCTCGATGGCCAGGTTGGGGACTGCCACGCCGGGGACCTCGGTGCCCAGCTTGTGGACGCCGGCGTACATCTCTAGCACGTTCACGGGCTGGCCTAGTTGCTGGGAGAGCACGTTGAGCCCCCGCCGCTGAGCCTTGTAGCGGTCGGTGACGCTGAGCTTCGCCATGTCTACGCCCGGGGGCGCCATCAGGTACTCGGCGATCTTCTGCCCCGACCAGCCGTCGGGCAGCTTCGGGAGTTCGTCCTGCATCCACTCGGTGCCCACGCCCGGCAGGCGGTCCTGGAACTCCCGTAGCTCCTTCTGGTCGGTGATCGCTAGCGGGTGCTCGATCTCCAGCGCCTTGTATGCCTGGGCGCGGCCCTTGCCCAGCCGCTGCATACCGTCCAGCTTCGCCTGGTGGGTGATGTCGGGAGCGGCGTCCAGTTCGGCCACCTCCTTGCGCCACTCGACCAAGAACTTCTGGTAGGCCCGGTTGAAGTCCTGTGTCGCCTTCGCCTGATCCTGCTCCCGCTGGCCCAGGTGGGAGGCTCGCTCGGTCATGCTGCCCGACCGCGCCGAGGCCCCGACGAACCGGCTGAAGATCCGCGCATAGGCGGGGCGGGCGTCGGGCGATTCGAGTTGGGAGAGGTATTGGCTCTGCACCTCGATGGGGGTGCCCGGGGGCAGCCGCAGGTCTGAGAGGGTGGCCGGCACGAAGGCGCCCGGCGGGACCAGCCCGATCTCCTGCAGCTTCGGCATGGCGATGTCCATCTGCGACAGCAGGTAATCGGGGGCAGAGGCGCCCAGGCCCCGGGCGGCAAACTGCATCACCGAGGGGGAGAGCCAGTTGAGGTTCGTCGTGTCGACGCCCATGCCCTCGAACAGCTTGGTCGCCACGTGCGAGAGCGCCTTGTACCCCGAGGGCGTCTGCGGCCCGTAGCGGTACTCCGGCGGTAGGACCATCTGCTCCTCGGGCACGATGGGCTGGCGCCGGAAGGGGTCCTGGTTCGACTGGATCCCCTGCCCCACGTTCCAGACGGGGTTCATGGTGAGGGCAGACGTGATCCAGGAGATAGGACTCGTCAACTCGTTGGGGTACATGTCGGTGGGCAACAGCGATCCCAGCGTCCGCATGAGCATCCAACTGGTCGGGGCCTGGGTGCGGGCGTTCTCGTCCAGGGGGTGCCCGCCCGTGGTCGGCGCCTGGTCCCGGGGGGCGCCCCCCGGCTGCGGCGCGTAATAGCGGGTGTGGTAGACGGTGTCCATGACATGTTCGAGGGGGACCGTCAGCGCCGCCGAGATCTGATCCTTCGGGATGCGGAGGTAGATGGGCTTCACCCGGTCGTTGTCGTCGGTCATCGAGCCGTAGACCAGGATGTGATTCCGCATCCGCTCCTCAGAGGGGATCATCTCGTACAGGTCGGGGAACATGGTGCGGTTCCAGGCGTAGGACATCACTGCGGGGATGCCGGTGAGCATCGTCTCGCGCCCCACAAAGCCCGCGGGATCGTCGCGGGCCGCCCGAAAGGTCCGTAGCTCGCCCTGCATGCGGGCGTTGAGGAGCGGTAGCCACAGGTTCGCCACGCGGGTCATGTTGCCCGCCTTGCTAAAGTCGACCGTCGCCTCGCGGGTGGCAATGGCGGCGGAGAAGGGGGTCGCCCCGACCTTCCCCATCTCGGCCCGGTAGACGGCCATGCGGGTACTCATCTCGGAGATCCCCGACAGCGTCTCCATAAACTCCGCCGGCCCGCGAATGAGCGTCGCCAGCGGGGCGAGGGGATCGTTCAACTGGGGCTTAATGCCGAGCAGGCTCTCGGGCGTCTTCTGGCCGCGAATGACACCCGACATCGTGGTCATGCCGATGCCCTGCTCGATGGCCTCGTCGACCAGCCCGGTCTGCGCCCCGCCCCAGGGCTTGAGGACGTGGTCGCGGAACCCGTCCCACGCCTTCTGCGGCAGGGCTTTCACCAGGGGGTTGTCCTGGTTGTAGCGGTACCAATCGTCGATGTTGTGGGCGAACATCGACGAGAGCGCCCCCGGGAATTCGCGGATGATGTCGACGGGCATGTTGGTGTTAATCATGGCGTTGTGCAGGTCCCGCGTGATGTTCGACATGATGAACTGCGGGCTCCACACCGTGACGCCCTTGCGGAAGGTGTTGCCGATCTTCGCCATGGTGCCCGTCACGGCATCCGCGGCCTCGACGTTGATGCCCCGCAGGAGGTCGCCGATGGGCTTCGTGGTGAGGACGAATTGGTCCTCGCCATTGCGGCGGAAGCGGACCTGCTCCCAGCCCTTCTCCACGTAGGTCTGCGCCTTCTCCAAGGGCCGCCAGTGGCTGCCCCAGGTGTCGGGGAAGACCTGGGCCAGGTCGTCCATCTTGATGGCCAGGTTGTTCATGTCCGCGAGTTGGATCATCTTCACGGCCCGGGACATGTTGTCCGTCGTGTCGATGCGTAGCTCTTTGTTCGGGTCTAGCTCGGAGAACGCCTCTTCGACCTTGGACGCCGTCGGGGTGAGGGGCTCGGTGGGCCGCTCGGGCTTCTTCGTAAACGTGTCGTACTCGTCGTCAATCGACTTGATGTGCCCATAGGTCTGGTACCGGGCCTTGGACTCGTCGCGGATCTCCGTCTTGAGCATCTGCCCGTGGTCGGTGTAGTAGTCCAGGACGGCGTCGTAGAACTGCGACATGTCCTTGCCGGCCTGCTCCATCTTGTCGCCCAGTTTCAGCCCCGGCCAGCGCTGGTCCGCCAGCGTCTTGAGTTCCTGGAAGTGCGCCGCCTGGGCGGCCGGGTCGATCCCGAGATGGCCCGTCGCCAGCGGCGTGGCCTGCGCGGAGCGCTCCATGGCGACCTGGACCGTGTGCATCCGCTCGAAGTGGTCGAGTTGCTCCGCCGTGCGGATGCCGTTGTCGTAGAGGACGCCCTTCGCGCCCGTCACCGACACCTGGGTGCCGAGGGCGGAGGCGGGGACCTGCCGCTCGATCCAGTGTTCCGCCTTCT